TGGTCAAGTGCCTCGATTGTACGCACAAGGTCTTGCCGTGTCAAGAACAAGTCCCCGCAACGAGCCTCATCTGCAAAACAGAGTTTCTCGCCACGGTCCTCACGGTCGATGATCTCTCCGTACTCCCCGTTCACTTTGTCAAGTTTCAGGTTGAACTTTCGGATCAAGACCTGAACCCTTCGGTTGTGGTTGTCAGGTGAGTGATAGTTTTGAAGGTGTGCTGCAGTCATGGTTGTCTCCGGTGTGTTGTGTCCTCGTTATGTCTCATTATACGCATGTGTCCAGTTCAGGGTCAATGCGTAATTCTAAAGTTTATCTTTCTTTTTTTACTGACTAAAGCGTCAGTCACATGGCACTCGACAATGTCGGTCAGTTCTGCCAGTTGCTCGGAAGTTGTGATGGTCGCGTCGATGCAGGTCTCTTCTGTCCAGACAAGGACAGTGAAACTGGTTGACCCGTTGCCGCAACCGTGAGCCAAGACGTGTTCTACGCCTTGAACTTGCAAAAGCGACTTGGTGATCGTTGGGACGTTAAGTTCTGGTGTTGGAGTGTTCATAGTATCTCTTTCGGCTGGGAGGTGGTGGTAACTTCAGTTATTCTCAGAATTGTTTAAGATCGCGGTGGCCGTTCTCGTGAACAGCACAGAATCAATTGTAACGTCTTGGCCGCAAGATGCAACCACTCTGTCGGATAGTTCCAGTGCGGGCTTCACAACGGCAGCAGAGGCTCCGTATGTGTTGCCTGTGGAGTAGACTCGGTAAGCGAATCGGATGCGGGCTTCTTGATCGTTGGACAGCATGTTAGTTCTCTTCGTGGGGGGGAGGTTGTTTGCTTCGTTACTGCTATCTTAGTTACTGTCTAGTTCAGAGTCAAGGCCTGATTTATTACAACCAAGAAGAATCTGTTTTGCTCCAACTGCTGTCGCTGGACTTCTTCTCGATGCTGCACTTGCTTGCAACCTTTGGGCTGTTTTCAGCCAGTTCGAGAAGGTAGTTCTCTGCCCGATACCTTGTTGGGAAGTAGGCTAGGACGCTGTTGTCGTCTGCCACTCGGTAGTTTTTCTCGATGCTCATCTTCGTTTCCTTGGCGTGTGTTGGCTGCTTGATGTAAGTAATATATGGGATGTCCAACTCAGGGTCAACAGCAAACTTTAATCTTTCTTGAAATATCTTTTTTGGACATAATTTCTAGCATGGTATATATGTGTGCTTAAACCATTTGACATTTCAGTTTGTTTAAACTACACTCACGGACAGTGACGAAGGAACGACTGTACGGGAGTGAGTTAAACTATCGGCCCCAGAGTGAGGAGAAAAGCATGAAGATAAACAACGAACATCTATTTACAATAACGCTCGATGGAGAGATAAAGAATGGGAATGAAGGCAGGTCGAAACACTGGTCGTCTGCACACAAGGAAAAGAAGAAGTGGAAGAAGGCACTAGAGAATGCAGATGTCGAATGTGACACAGGCTTCGTTCTCGACACCAACACCTTCCTAGCAGAAATACTTGGTGACCGACCTGTCCAGCAGAAGGTTGGAATTGTTTTCACAAGAGTGTTGGGTAAAAAGCAACGCCTATACGATTCTGACAGTATACTTAGGGGAAACGTAAAAGAGTTACTTGACTCTATCGTGGACTTTGGTATCCTAGGTGATGACAACAACGATCACGTCTTGTGGTCGCTGGGATTGCAGGATAAAGAGAGGCGGTCAGAGGGGCCGCTTACAGAAGTTTCTTTTTACAACGGAGCAGAGTGATATGACGAAGACAGAACGAGTATTGGTAGTGCCTGACCTCCACGCACCCGCCATTCACCCGAAGGCATTTGACTTTGTTCGCCAGATCCAAGACGACTGGCAGACAGACCGCACGGTGTTCCTTGGGGATGCAATGGACTTGCACGCCATGTCGTACCACCAGAAAGAACTGGGGACGAAGAGGATCATCGACGAGGTTGAAGAGGCCATGGAGCAGTTGCGTCCATTCTACCACCACTTCAACAAAGGCAAGGTGGACTTCCTTGTGGGCAACCACGATGATTTGATTTGCCGCAAGGCTGTCGATGCAGAGATCCCCTGCGAGTGGCTAAAGCCCATTAAGGACATCTTTGGCTTTCCACCCAACTGGGACGTTACAGAGCGTTACGGCACGGTCCTGATCGACGGTGTAGCCTATCGTCACGGTGATGCAGGTGCAGGTGGTCAGACCCCTGCACTGTCTCAGGCAAAGCAGGCTATGCGGTCAACTGTCATAGGACACTTCCATGCTGCCTTCGGTGTCAGTTGGTACGCCTGCGATGCCATGAGGATCTTTGGCATGAGTGCTGGATCGCTCTGTGATCCTACGCACCTTATGCAGAAGTACGGCAAGAAGTACACCAAGCGTCCTATCCTTGGGATGGGTGTAGTTCTGGATGGCACGCACGCATATTGTGAGGTGATGCCAAACGCTAATCGTGGGGTTAGTTAGACACTTAGTCCCCAACAACGCCCCCTGCCACTCGCCCCTTATAAGTTTGCTGAGTGACAGGGGGACTTTTTTATGCCTGTGCGTTCCTGATTGCTGTGGTCAATAACCTCCCAGCAACAACCCTCTTTAGGGATTCAGGAACAAGTTTCAGTGCAGGAACTAGGTGTTCCTGCTGGGAGAGTAGGTGGGCGATTATCTGGTCGCGTTTCTTTTCGCAACCGTCCGCCCCCCAACTGTCCATCTTCTTCGAGAAGTCCCTGCAAGAACACTTCCCGTTAAACTGAGTTGCCCACGCTGGTATCAGTGCAGCCAACTCAGTCCCTACTTTCTCTTTCATTTGTCTAGCCTGTCTGTGTGAATGAAACGCGGACTTTTCCGTTGTATGGCACGCTGCCGCCCATGTAGTCAAGGTGTGTCCCAGAGATTGGTATGTCAATGACCGTACCCGACTGAACGGTACAGGCCTCTTGGACAAGAGAACCGCTGACGGTTCCGCCGTATGGTGCTGGTATTGATCCGTTGATGGACCAAGTGCTGGTGCCTTCATCGTATGCCAGAGAGTACGTTCCTGATGGTGTTGATCCAATGAAGTTAGAGTTCCAAGTCCCATTTATCGTCCAAGTGCAGCCACTTGGTGGACCGATGCTTGACTGGACGTGACCAATGCTTCCTGTACCGCTAGTGTATGGATCTGGGGCACCGAAATCGCACTGGCTTACGGTTAGTGTGTCACAGCAGTTCGCTTCTGGGCATGGCGATGAGGACCAAGTTCCCCCGCCTGCAGTGCAGACAGCATCTGTGACTTCGAGTCCGTCTGACGTTCCGCCTGTGCAGCAGCCAGTTGGATCTGGGCAGTCGCCCGCAGTCCAACTAACATACCCTGTCTCGGCTTCACAGGCGGCCTGTGTGATGCCACCCTGACCATTCGGGTATGCCGTGGCTGTACAGCACCCAGTTGGGCATGGCTCGCAGCCTGCTGGGAAGGTGATGTCGTAGTAGTCCACGTTCCACCACGTCTCGTTGTAGACATGGTTGTTGAATATGTATTCCCAGTCGTAGTTGTTTGGGTTGGTGCATTCTAACTCAACAGGGCCGCCTGACGAGAGTTCTGAGCCAAGATATTTAACTGTCTTGTAACTATTGGTTAGCCCATTGGCACCGCAAGAGACATCTGTCACTACGTCCATCTGGCTGAGAGGAAGGACCACGGGGCTGGCGGGAGTGGTACATGCCTTGATCGTCACCTTAACCATTTCGAGGTCGCCGTTGCCATCTATAGCAAGTCCGGTAACTACCTCAGCATCGTTTGCACTCTCGAAGACATCTACCTGAGGTCTTGGGTTTTCCTGCTGCATCTGGCAGTCTGATCCACCACCATCTGGGTTGCCCCAGACAAGTGCGTTGCTGAGGGACTCGTGTTCAAACTTGCCACACTCGCCAGCGACTGGTTCTATGAGTTCGTCTGTTTCGAGTGCATCCTTCTTTGCAACCATCTTCACAACTTCGGGCATACCGAACAATGCACTTGCGGTTGTCACTGTGACGTAGTTGCCGGTGTTGTCGTCGAGGTATGCGTGGCCGATAGTCCCGCCCTTGATGTGACACTTGACGGGGGCCATCTGTGCCCATATTCCTGCAGGCGGGTCTGCAGCATCCCCGTCAGCCATGTCGTCGTGTTCGCGGGGCGAAAAGCCTTCCCAATATCTCGCGTTCTCAGCAGGGGCCATCAACGTGAACTGGAGGTCACCAGACGCAGGTGTTATGGTTTGGCACCAACGTGCTGTAGGTCTCTCAGCAGAGACTAATTCCCACTGGGTTGTGATAGGCTCAAGTGTGTAAGGGCAGACCTCGTTGTCTGGGTTTGGAAGGTATGCGTCTGGGATTACCCTACGCATGTTTACTTTGCCTATGCCTGCAGTGATGCGTGCCTTGTTTCCGTATGTTACCTCACTATTGAGTTCGCCAGCAAGCCAAGAGACGTAAGGCCAAGACGTAAGTGCTTGGTCGATGTACGCTGTTCGACCACTGAGCCACGGGCCACAACTGGAGTTCAGTGTTGCCCTAGCGTAGTTGACAAGTTGCTCGCACTCTTCGATATGCCACTCCTCCTCTACCTGCGTTGTGTATGGTGCGTCGAGGACCGCAATGCCAATCGCGTCAGTCGTGGACATGACGAACTGCTTCTTGTAATCGTATACCGTCACCGTTGTGCCGATTGCAAGGCCACTGTTCATTGGGTCAATAACGGATGCCAGTGCATACCCAGACAACAGCGTGCCAGAGGCTAGCAGGGGTTCATCCAGTTTGAACTTGACACGCTTAGGTGCATCGCTTCCCTCGCCCTTTGGGACCGCAACCCAGATGCTCTTGCCCCTGACTGCTGTGAATGGTAGACCTGCTTCGATTGCAGAGTCGGAGTAGTTCCAGACCTCGCAGGTGGTGCCAGAGTCTGTTAGGGTGCCGCTTGTGCCTAGTACCCATATCTCGCAGTCTAGGGACTCCGCTGTGTCTCCCTGTGCCGCTGCAAGGGTTTCCCCATCTGGCACCTTGACGATCAGCGTCTCTTCTCCCAGCCTAGGTGCGGGGCCTTTGGTCTTGCCCCTAAGGTCAGATGCGAATCTGTTCAGGGCCTCTGCGTTCTGCTTGTCGTTGAATCCAAAGACTGTCATTGTTATGCCTGCAAGAAAGAGAACGAGCCACGCTTGTAGTTCTGGAACGATGTGTAATCTGGGCGGTCGTCTGCTCCGCCTTCGGTGTATGCACGCTTGGTGCCATCTAACTCGATATAGTCCACGAGGGATTCGCCAGATGTTTCGTCCGAGAAGACAACGATGTTGTCATCGTCATCGAGATACTTGGGGGACACAAGTGGAACCTGCTGATCCCAGCCCGTTGTCACTTGGGCACCTGCAGGTGTTGTATAGAAAGACTCGTTCTTCTGTACCTGATAGGTCGCCTTGACTGCAGTCACTGGTCCACTTGCAAGTTGAACCTCTTGCTCCACAGCAGATGTCATTATGCAACGCCACAGTCCGGCAGCGTCACCATTGTATGCCGAGTCATTGACCAAGAAACTTCTGTCCTGCATGGTGCTGTAACTGATTCCAGACTCGAACTGGCTGATCGTCAGGGTCAAGATAGGATCTTGCGTCACGATTGGCTGGTCAAACAATGTCTTGATCTTGTCGAACCTCATGCACTGCTTGTCGTTGTAGTCTGTGTAGAGGACTCGATCTTTGCCAGAGATTGCTGCCGACACTGTCACAGGCAGATCACCAATTGTGCTGACAGGGGTTCCAGTGCAGACCTCTGCATCGAGTGGCTCTGTCTTATATGTCACCGAGATGGAGAAGAGGTTCTTATTCTTCGTGCTTCTAGTAACATTCTTTCCAGTGCAGACAGCGTTGTACAGCACATCACCAGTTACGGCAGAGTAGAAGGAGGAGTACCCAACCTTCGGCAGAGACGACTGGCAGGCAACCTGTGCCTCTGTGACGGTCCCGCCAGAGACGATGCACCTGAATTTCTGGGACACGGTTGTGACAACGGTCGTTGGCGAACCACCCTTGGCAAGTGTTGCCGATGCACTGTAGGTGCTAGAGGATGTTTCGCATATGTCGTAAGTTGGCATTATTCACCTACTCCTTGAAAGTTAAGTTCTGCTTGGTCGGCACCGTCTAGCCCGAGACCGTTGATCGCGTCCACAACCTGCTCGTTGAGTATCTCTGCGTGTTCTCTTCTCTCTGCTTCTCTTCTGTTCTCTTCTCTCTGCTTGTCTCTCTGGAGTTCCTTTTCCTTTCGGAACGTGAACTCTGCAACACTGTTGGCTTGGAAGGAAGGGGCAGTCTGTGGGCCCATGTCCTTAAACTTGTTGGCCTCTGCCTGATCTTTCACAAACTTGGCCTGAGCCTCTTCCGCAAGTCTGATCATCTTCTTCGCATCTTCGAGATCCTGCTTACGCCACTCTTCTTCCATCTTTCTTTTCTTCTCTGCTGCCTCTAGTTCTGCATCGGCCAAGGCCTTTGCCTGCTCTGCTCTCTCGTCGTTAAGATCTTTCTGTGCCTTGGCATTGTCAATGTCATCTTGAAGCCTCATCTCCATCTCGTATCTGGCTTGGTATTCCGCTTCAAGGTCTTTCTTCCACTTCTTGTACGCTTCTGTGTCAGTGCCTCCAGCCTTATCTCTCTCGGCTATGATGGCGTTTTTCTCGTCATCGTACCTTTTCTTCGCTTCCCTGTTTTTCTCTTCCCTTGCTATCTGTGCGTCCAGTATGTCAAGTTGTGCCTGTGCATTGCTGTCAAGTTGTGCCTGAGCCTCTAGCCTCATTCGGTCGAAACGAGCCTCTGTGTTCATTGTGTCAGTGGAGTGCTGGTCCTGTGCGGCAGCCATGTTTGCCAACTTTCTGGCTATCTCTAACTCTTCACGCTTTCGCTTGACCTTCTCTTTCTCTAGTTCTGCTTGCCTTTCCAGTTCGGCAGTCTCTGCCTCCCTGACTGCCTTCATGCCAGATGCCCAGTCAACAAATCTGTTAGCCCAGATGAACACTTCCGAGAGTCCCATCGTGAACGCAAACATGATGGATCTGACCCAATACTCAACAGCCTTTAATGTCTTGTCGAGCAGTGCAGTGTTGCCAACTAACTTGTCTATTCCTGCGAGCATCCTGTTCAGGCCTTTCGCAAGGTTCAACAGCGTCTCAGACTTGCCGGTCTTCGCGAGGATCTCGTTCCACGCCTCTGCTGCGGCTTCCATCTGTCCGCCAACGGTAGCCAGTCCAGCCGTGTCCACGTTTCCGTATGACTCAGCAATGTCGTCGATAGCCTTCTTGACATCCTCGAATCCTATCAAGCCGGCCTTCATGTCATCTCGCACTTCCAGTGCAGTCTTGCCTAAGTTGATTTGCAACTGTGCAAGCAATGGCACGCCTTGGTTTGCAAACTGCCTGACCTCTGTCATCAGCAACTTGCCCTGTGCCCTAACGTCCGAGTATGCCTTTGCAATCAGTTTCAGTTTGGCACCGTCACCGAATGACAGTCGCCCAAGTTTAGCCATGAGCGAAGGGATCTCTTGGGCCGTGAAGCCAAGTGCCTTCATCTGGATCGCAAGTTGCATTGTCTGTTCAACAGAGAATGACGTAGCCTTTGCGTATGCCACAAGGCTATTGCGAAGTTTCGTTGCCATCTCTTCATTGCCGTGCATGAGGGTAGTCAGCACAAGCAACTGCTTCTTCATTGTGTCGGCAGCCTTGACCCACGCCTTGAAACCCCTGAAGACCCGCCGCATCGCTCTACTGATTGCATAGAATGCAATTGCAACAGGGAACAACGCTGAGGTAAACTTCTGGAACCCGCTGGTTACTGCACCGAGACCCATGGCGGCACTACCTGTACCGAACATCCCTCCAGCAAAGGAAGCCTTTCTTATGGCAGCGATTTTCGCGGCGGCTTCCTTCTCGTTGGCCACCTTTCTTCTGTTCCACTTACGCTGCACTGCGTGTCGGTGGGCAAGGTATGCCTTGTACTTCTTGTCGAGCCTCGCGTTCTCTTTTTCGACAACGGCAGACTCAGCCCGCACTATCCTAGCCTTCTCGTCCTTGGCCTTCCTGAGTATACGCAGGGTCTTCTCAGACGCCTGCTTCTCTTCACTTACGATCTTTGCCATAGAGTGCTTGTGGTTTAGAACCGCTGCACGCCTAAGTGCCCGTGCCTGATCAAGTGTAATCTTTCCCTGCATGTAGAGTCGCTTGGAGGTTTCTTTAGCCGCCTTCAGTTGTGCATCAGCCTTGGTGCGTCCATTGACACCCCTGCCTGCCTGGGCAAGTTCTTTCTCCATCTTCTTGTGATCAGCCACCACCTTCTTCGTGCCCTGCCTATAACCCTTTGGGTCGAGGATCATCTCAAAATATAGGGCACCGACTCTACTTTTTCCTGCCATGCTATTAACTTACTTTGCCTTTGAGAATGTCTGATGCCTCGTCAGGATCAAACGCTTGTGTATCTTTATTGTACGCCTCTAGTTCTCGCCTAACTTTGAGCGTGTAGTGTGCAGTCCACCAATCGATGACCATTGGAGAAACATTATTCATCCAGTGGATAGGGTCATCGATTCCTAGGTCCTTGCAAATTGTGAAGACAGTATCGAGCCGAGGGTTACGCTCGATCTCTGCGATCAGTCTTTCAATTTGCCCTGTTGCTTTTTTTCACGCTTCTCCGCCCACTCTTCGATGGCCGAGATAAGAAGGTCAACCTTCATTGCATCTAACTGCATGATGTCGTTGATGTCTTTCTCGGTGAAGAGGGCATTGCCTTCTTCGTCGCAGAGGTGGTCTACCAGTGTAAGGCAACGTGAACGCTGCAGTGCATCTGGACGCAGTTGCTCTTTCTTTGGGTCATACATGGATGACATTCGACGTGAACGCTGCAACTCTGAAACAGACTTGACGTAGACATATTCACCAAAGAACTCACCAAGGACTTCAGGCTTGGAGACAGAGGCTTTTTTAAGTAAGGTCGCTTTCGTCAAACTCATCGTATTTCTCTTCTTCTATGGGGGTGGAATAGGATTCTGGTCTCTCAGGGACAACGATGGAATTCATCAGTGCCTCTTCGCGGTCAAGGATCTTTGCAATCTGTGACCTGAATTTTGCCTCTGACATGGGATCAACTTTCACGGTGAACATGATGTTGTTGGTGTCCCAGTCTACATATCCAAGCAGACATTGGCCCTCTACGTCCCTATCAATGATCTTGTATCTGCGAAAGACATCAATGCTGCCGGTCGCGAGGTTCTTACCTTTGAGTGGTTCTAAAAAGATTGCCATGTTGCTCTCTGCTTGGATAGTGGTTGTTAATTAGACTATGCTGGTGCTGTGTATGCAGGGCCAGTGTCGCCATCGAACGTGAAGGTGGTGGTGATTTCCATCAGTCCACCAGTTTCAAGGCTACCGTGATCTGCTCCGCTGAGGAAGCCAGTTCCGCTAAGTGTTCCGCCATCTGGGAACGTAACGGTGATAGTCTCTTGGGCACCGCTGAGTGCCTGCATTGCACCTTCGTAGGCTGCAACGATCTGGACTTCGCCAGCGTCTGTCAGGTCTGCGGAGATCTTCTTCATGAATCCGGTATCGCTAAGGCACGATGTGTCGATAGCGTCCATCGAGAACGATGGGAGTGTTACGCTTCGGACGCATCCGATTGCCGAGCCAAGGGACACGGTCGAGCCTTGTCCAGTTGAGCCAGTGATTGTTGCTGAGTAAGGCATTAGCCTATCCTTCTATAGTCGATTAAATAGTCTTGCGAACAAACGAACGCTCGTTCATCCGATCCGTCCTTGGGGACTAGGAGTTCCCAAGTGAATGCCTCGTTCACAGTAACACCACCGATAGGGTGGGTGCTGTCGGTTGTGGCGTAACCGTCTAACACATCTTCAATTGCTTCGATAATCGTTTCTGCTTCGGCCCGACTATTTGCTGCAATATCTACTGCGAGTCTTGAAGAGTATGCTCGGACAGAGCCGTTGTCTATACATCCGAATGCAACTCCTGATGTGACGTTGAGGACCACCAGAGGGTACTCTGTTCCCTGCGGAGGGTAGTCAGCGAATATCTTAGTGCCTACTGCGGCGGAGACGTTAGGGTCCGCCCTGAGCATTGCTATGATTTGTGGTACTGGTCTCACTGTCCCTTCCCCCATTTCTTCATCATTTTAGTTAGTTTGGAAACCTGCTTACTCCTAGCCATCGCTGCGGCAGGACCAAGGAAAGGTCTCGGCTTGAGTGGCGATGCGTTGTGGCCCCACGCCTTGTGGGATGCACCGTACTCTAGCGTGTGTGCGTAGTTGTAACCTGCCTGAGAATCATCGCCTGAGTCTGTACCATATCTTGGCCCAGTGACGCTAATCCAGCCTCCGCCTCTCGTGGGGACGGTTCTGGATATGATACCCCTGCTACCTCTTCCGCTGTGGGTGTCACCACCATTGAATGCCATTGACTTCTTGTTGACACCTCGATTCTTGAGTACGCTTCCTGCCCACCCGCCTTTGAGGTATTCGTATCCGTTTTCTGCACGCTGGATTCCTGACTTCCAGTCACCTCTCGTCATCTTGCCTTTCTTGGACTCACCGATAGTTGTCTGCGAACTTCCTTTGCGAAGGTTCTGCACCGTCTGCTGCCGAAGGATAAAGGACATAGCCTTTGTCGCTTCCTTCATCTGTCGTCCCGTCAGGTCCTTGAGCAGTTCCTGCATGTCGTCAGAGAAAGTAGACACAGACATCTTGCCTGAGCCTGTCTTCTTCTTAGCACCACCGCCAGACAATTGCCTTTGCGTTTTGCTATGCAGGGACTTCATGACGCTCATTCTGTCGCCTTCAGTTCGATCCTGATTGTCTTGTGGTCGCCTGATACATCTCTGGTAGCCACGATCCCATACACAACTCCGTCTATCGTGCATCTGCACTGGGAGTTGATACTGCCACGCACGGCAGGGAGATCCCCGATTGCTACCTTCTGGGTGCTTTC